GAAGCCAAAAGAGCCGCTATTGAAGCTTCAAGAAGACGGGCGATTATTGAAGCAGCTAGAGCAAAAAAAGCAGAAGCGGATGCAAAGGCTGCAAAAGAAGCTAAAGCTGCAAAAGAAAGAGCGGCTGAAGTAAAAAGGATTGCCGAGGCTAAAAGAATAGCTGAAGCTAAAAGAGCGGCAGATGCTAAGAAAGCCGCTGAGGCTAAAAGAGCTGCTGTTGAGGCTCAAAGAAGACGGGCCATTATTGAAGCGGCTGAACGAGAAGAAAAGAAGATTGCAAAAGAAAGGGCAGATAAAGCTGCTGAAGCTAGGGCTGCTAAAGAAAGAGAGAGAGCTGCAAAAGAAGCCAAGGCTGCAAAAGAAAGAGCCGAAGCTAGGGCTGCTAAAGAAAGAGCAGATAAAGCTGCAAAAGAAAGAAATAGACTTAGAGCTATTAAAGAAGCAGAGGCTAAGAAGGCGGCTGAGGCCAAAAGAATTGCGGAGGCTAAAACAGCGGCTGAGGCTAAAAGAGTAGCCGAAGCTAAGAGAATTGCTGAAGCGAAAAGAGCGGCTGAGGCAAAACGTGCTGCCGAGGCTAAGAGAGCAGCAGAAGCGGCTGAAGCCAGAAGGGCTGCCGAAGCTAAAAAAGAAGTTAAAACATTAGATTTAACTCCTGATCAACTTGTTAATACATATAACAATTCTGCTGCTGCTAAAGATTTTAGTCTTAACGCAAGATATGATCCCGAAACTAATACGTTTATTGAGGACATAAGTGGTTTTGGTTTTACAGGCGATCAAGCGACTAATAAATATACTCCAGAAGAGTTTATGTCAAGGCTTGGATATAAGGCAGATGATTACAATACTTTTAACTTTATTCGGCCAGAACAAAAACAAAAAGAACCTCCAAAGCTAGAAGTTCCTGTTGTTATAAATGCTGAAAGACAAAGGGTTGTTGACCCAGTAGGTTCTGTTGGAAATGAAGAACGTAAAGGCAACGAAGATCCTGCACTTTCAAACACTGTAGCACCTATGTGGGCAGCTCAACCCCCAGAATTTAAGTTTACAGCAGAGCCTGTTCCTAGAATTAATCCAAATTGGAATGGTCTTGAGGAGTGGAAAAAGCAACAGGAAGAACCCACGCCTCCTGATATTTTAGACGGGCGTGGATTAACAGACATAATAAAAGAGAGTGAAGGACCTGCTCCAACGATCCCTCCTATAGGTGGAATCTTTGATGTTGATCCAAACATGAGCGAGCTTGATCGGTTAAAAGCAGAATATAGCTCTATGGAATCAATGAGATTTGGTCAAGATCCTGGCCCAGAACATTGGCAAAAACTTCAAGCACTAGCTAATCAAATTAAAGCATTGGATCCTAGTTTTGAAAGCCGGTTTCTTACATCTACACCCGCACCGTCTCCAGAACCTGCACCAACGCCTCCTGATATTAGTGAAGGACCTGCTCCAACGATCCCTCCTATAGGAGAGCAGCCAAGTCCAACACCATCTCCAGATCCAGAACCAACGCCTCCGCCACCACCTACGTTTATAGATATGGATCCGCTGAAAGGTATGCGTGAGCAGTTTGTTCCAAGAAACATCCTTGGTCAATCTTATGATCCGCAGGTTCGAGAAGACTTTGTTAAAAAAATGCAGTCGGGAGCTAATATATCTAGATACCCGACTTATGAAATGCCAACATCACCGCTTCCTCAAACCCAGTTCGGAGGGTACGGACAGCCTATGCCTATGTCGCCACTAGCGCCATATGCTGGTTTAGGTGCTCCGCCGATTCCGCCAACTGGTGAAGATGAACCGTATGATGAAGACGCAAGACCAGGAGGTCCTTCGCAACCACCTAGAGGAGGCGGAGTGTTTTAATGGATACAGTTAATCTCTCATCTTATATCTTTAAAAAACTTCAAAAGTTTGAAGAAGGTCATATTGAGTACTTGACTGGCGGTAACATTAAAACAATGGAGGACTATAAATTCGTGATGGGTGAGTTATCGATGCTTCGCACCCTTCGCGAGGAGTTAAAAGAAGCATTGCGAACTGAAGGAGACCCCGATGAGTAATCTGTCAGCAACAGATGCTCTCGCAAAATCGTCATTAGATGACGCGTATGTGAGTAGTGAGGAACGTGTTTTAAATCCAGATCTTCTGGACAAAACACTATTAGAAAGAATGCCAAACCCTGCTGGGTGGAAGCTTCTTGTTTTACCTTATAGAGGCAAAGGCGTAACAGAAGGCGGGATTGTTCTGACAAAACAAACCTTAGACAAGGAAGGTCTAGCTACTGTTATTGCTTATGTTCTTAAAAAAGGCCCATTAGCCTACCAAGATGACGACAAGTTTGGCGGCATACCTTGGTGTGAGGAAGGACAATGGGTGTTAATAGGCCGTTATGCAGGAGCTAGATTCTCTTTAGAAGATGACTCTGAAGTGCGAATTATTAATGATGATGAAGTTATTGGGACCATTTTGAATCCCGATGACATTAAGTCAGGGTGAGGTGAAACATGTCAGAACAAACCTTAAGCGAGGCACTCGCTGATATTGATATTGATTTAAATATCACAGACGAGGATATAGAAAGTGCAGCAATTCCAGCTAATCTAAGAAGTTCAGACGATGAGGTTCAAGATGAATCTACATTTGTTGAACTTTCGGATGAAGAGCTAGAAGAAATATCTCCTGTTACAGATGATGAAATAACAGAAGACTTTTTAGCTAATGAAGAAGATTACGAAGAAGAAACTGAAGCTGAACGAAGGGCTAGAACTGCTCAAGAGCGGATCAATCAAGCTGTTCGTCAAGCTAAAGAATTTCAACGTAGAGAACTTCAAGCTGTCCAGTACGCTAAGCAACTGCAAGAAGAGAACAAGAAGCTTTCTGTCCAATCAAGACAGACAAGCGTTAACTCTGCCGCTCAGAACTTGCAGATACAAGAAAGCTATTCGAAGGAATTTGAAGGCAGAATTGAAGCCCAGGCTGATGCTGCTAAACGAAATCTTCAAAAAGCTTATGAGTCTGGAGATCCTGAAGCAATGGCAGAGGCTCAACAGCTTATTGCCAGAACCGAGGCCGATCGTTCTTCTTTATCACAATACAAGCGTGAGCTTGCAAAGTATAAAGAAGACTACAAAAAATGGGCTGAAAGTCAGGTTAACTACCAAGAACCAGAGTATCAGATTCCTGATAATTATAATCAAGAACCTGAACCGCAGTACTTAGAGCCTTCTAGCAAAGCCCAGGAATGGGCTGCACAAAACGAATGGTTCGGCACAGATAGAGTCATGACCAATGTGGCTTTTGCTGTACATGATGAACTTGTTCGATCTGGAATTGACTTAGAATCAGATCAGTACTATTCTGAAATTAATCGCAGAATTCGACAGGAACTCCCTCACAAGTTTCAAGAAGAGCGATCCGCAGGAAACACGAAACCCGTCCAAAGAGTTGTTTCCGGTACGCGCACAACAGGAAAAGGACGCAATCAAAACGATCGTAGGATTGAACTTTCGCCCACTGAACAACAGCTTGCAAAAAAACTCGGTGTGCCGTTCAAAGAATACGCAAAACAAAAAATGAGGTTGCAAAGATCATGAATGAAGAGACAAAAATAAAAGGTTCTGGAGGATCCAGCAGGATGCCCAGAAGCGCAAGTGGAAGAGATTCCACTAAAGCTCGTCAGCCATGGCGCCCACCTCAAATTTTAGAAACGCCTGAACCTCCACCTGGGATGAGGTATCGGTGGCTAAGAACTCATATTCGAGGCGAAGCCGATAAAACCAACGTACACATGAGAATGCGAGAAGGCTACGAAGTAGTCAATCCTGCTGAAGTTGCTGGGTATGATTTACCTACAATTGATGAAGGATCTCACGCTGGAACTGTGGGCGTAGGCGGATTAATGCTTGCTAAAATCCCAGAAGAAACGGCAGAAGAAAGGAACGCATACTTCCAAAGTCGAACTGAAAACCAAATGAATGCGGTTGACAACGACCTTATGAAGGATGAACATCCCTCTATGCCTATCTCTAACGAGAGGAGAAGTAAGGTAACATTTGGCGGCTCTAATAAATAGAGCCATTATGATTGTGTTTTAAGGAGAAAATAAATGGCGAATCAAGACGCCCCTTTTGGACTCCGCTATGTTCGCAATATTCAGGGGAACTACAATTCTTCTGGTCAGTCTCGTTATAGGCTAACGACTGCTGACGCGACCAACACTACTAGCATTTATGCAGGTGACATTGTTACCCAAAATACTGCCGGTATTGTTACTCGTATTGCTCGCGCAGATGGTGGATCCGCTACTTCCGACATTATTGTCGGCGTGTTTAACGGCTGTTTCTATACAGATCCTACGACCAGCACTCCTACTTGGAGTAATTACTGGCCTGGAAATGCAGCGACCGATGCAATTGCTTTTATTTTCGACCATCCCATGGATGTGTTTGAAATTCAAGCAGATGCAGCGTTCCCTATTGCAGATCTGTGGGGGAACTTCGATATTGTTGATAACACTGGTACTGGTAGCACAGACTCAGGCCTCTCTTATGTAGAGCTTGATGTTTCTACCGGCGCTACAACAGCGACGTTGCCATTAAAAGCCCTGGATATTTCTGGTGACCCAGACAATTCAGATGTAGGTTCAGCCAATACTAACGTGCTTGTCACCATTCAGAATCATCTGTTTGGCCAGAAGCAAGTTGGTTTAGCTTAAGGAGTTAATATATGGCTATTTCAAGAGCCCAATTAGCCAAAGAGCTAGAGCCTGGCCTCAATGCTTTATTTGGTATGGAATATGCTCGTTATGAAAACGAGCATGCAGAAATTTACGAAACAGAGTCTTCTGATCGAGCATTCGAAGAAGAAGTACTTATCGTAGGTTTTGGTGACGCAAAGGTTAAAACCGAAGGACAAGGCGTATCTTATGATAACGCTTCTGAAGGTTTTACAGCACGCTACACTCATGAGACCGTGGCTTTGGCCTTCGGACTTACCGAAGAAGCTGTTGAAGACAATCTGTATGACCGCCTTGGCGCTCGTTATACTAAGGCTTTGGCCCGTAGTATGGCGCACACTAAGCAGGTTAAAGCAGCTAACGTTCTTAACAATGCGTTTAACACTAGCTTCCCAGGTGGTGACGGTCAGCCTTTGATCAGCACAGCACACCCCCTTGCGTATGGCGGTACTCTGGCAAATCGGGCAACTACCATGTCCGATTTAAACGAGACTTCGCTTGAAAACGCATTGATCAGCGTATCGACTTTTGTTGATGACCGAAGCATGATCTTGGCCCTTCAAGGCACCAAGTTGATTGTTCCGCCTCAGCTTCAGTTCGTAGCTGATCGTTTGCTTGATACCCCAGGACGCGTAGGTACTGCGGACAATGACATCAACGCAATCAAGAACATGGGTCTGTTACCGCAAGGTTATGCAGTCAACCATTTCTTGTCTGACAATGATGCATGGTTCTTGTTGACCGACTGCCCTGACGGGTTTAAGCACTTTGAAAGAAGCCCGATTTCAACTTCTATGGAAGGTGATTTCGACACAGGCAATGTTCGATACAAGGCTCGAGAGCGTTATAGCTTCGGGTTTAGTAACCCACGTTGTGTGTTTGGTTCGCAAGGAGCTTAATGTTTCATGTGAAACATAAGAAAAAGGTGGTCTTTTGGCCACCTTTTTTTTATTCTAAGATATAGATTCTGAGATAAAACAGCCTAAGTAACCGGCTCAGCGGACGTTACGAAGATACTTAGGCGAATCCTTTCGTAAGAGGTGACCATAATGGCGCAAACCACTTTTTCTGGACCCGTTAAATCTTTAGCTGGTTTTATTACCGCTGGCGTTAATAGCAGCGTTAGCTTATCTGCTGACACTACACTTACTGTAGCTGCTCATGCCGGTAAAATTATTATGTTGAACGATGCAGACGGCAAGTTTACTTTGCCTTCTATTTCTTCAACCGCTCCCAATGACCCTACTTCTCCCGACCAAACAAACAACATTGGCGCGTCTTTCTTTTTCTATGTTGAAACCGCAGCAACCGATCTTGACATCTTGACTGACGGCACTGACAAGTTTGTTGGTGCGGCTATAGTTGCTGTTGATGATGGCGCGAAGAAAGCATTCGTTCCTGCTGCATCTAACGATGTAATTACTTTAAACGGCTCTACCAAAGGCGGGATTATTGGTAGTGTTATTAAGGTGACTGCTATCGATACTGCAACTTACCTCGTTCATGATTCTTTATTAATCGGTTCAGGAACTATTGTTACTCCTTTTGCTGACGCTTAATAAGATAACTTTAGGAGAGCAACATGGCTGATGCAGTCACTTCACAAACTATCCAGGACGGTGAGCGTAAAGCCGTCCTAAAGTTTACTAATGTCAGTGATGGAACCGGCGAGACAAATGTAGTTAAAGTCGATGTTTCTTCTTTAGCTGCAAACTCGTCTGGACAAGCTTGTACTAAAGTAACTGTCGCGCAAATATGGTGGCAGTGTGTTGGTATGGGTGTTGAGCTTTTGTTTGACGCTACCGCTAACGTTTTAGTTATTGGCCTGTCTCCAGATAGTAATGGTTATCATGACTATACTCCTTTTACTGGTATTCCAAATAATGCCGGTGCTGGTGTAACAGGAGACATTTTGTTTACAACTATCGGTGCAAGCGCAAATGACACTTATACTGTTATTCTTGAATTGATAAAGGAATATTAATGACAACCTCTGGGACTAGAGATTTTGAGCCAGATGTAGCGGAATATATCGAGGAAGCATTTGAAAGATGTGGGCTTGAATTTCGCACAGGTTATGATGGGATTACCGCAAGGCGATCCCTCAACCTGCTTTTGGCTGACTGGGCAAACCGTGGCTTAAATCAATGGACCATTGAAAATACGACAACAACCTTAACTCAAGGTGCTGAGTCCATTGACTTAACATCGTCCACAATAGATGTATTGGATGTTGTTATTAGAAGAACTGAAGGTGGCACTACTACAGACATTCAAATGGCCCAGGTTAGCAGAGCTGCTTATTGGAACATTCCGACTAAAAATACTCAGTCTAGGCCAACACAGTGGTTTTTAGATAAACAAATAACGCCAAAGCTTTATATTTGGCCTGCTTCTGAAAACAATACCGATCAACTTTTGATCAATAGGTTGATAAGAATTGAAGACGCAGATGCCAGTGCTAATACCATGGATATGCCGTTTAGGTTTTATCCATGTTTAGCGGCAGGTCTTGCATATTATATAGCTCTTAAGAAAGCGCCTGAAAGAGTAGAAATGCTTAAATCTTTTTACGAAGAGGAGTTTGCTAGAGCAGCAGATCAAGATGAAAGTAGAGCGTCTTTGTTTGTGGCTCCTAGCTTAAGAAGCTATAGGAGAGCCTAATGGCTTATGCTTCTGGAAAGTATGCGATTGCGATATGTGATCGATGCGGATTTAGGTATAAGTATACCCAGCTTCGCAAAGAATGGACTGGCTTTAGGGTTTGTAGTGAGTGTTATGAGCCTAAAGAGCCTCAATTAGAGCCGCTTCCTCATGTTTCTGACGCAGAAGCTTTACGAAACCCAAGGCCAGAAACTGGTCTTATTGTAGGTTTTGGTGTTGTAAGAACAATAGATCCTAACCAAATGATTACTCCTACTGGAGATTCAATTGGCTCAGAGTTTGAAGGATCTGGAGGAACTGGAGAAGTCGGTACAGTAACAGTGGTGATCTCATGAACTTTACATATGCAAGTTTGAAAAGCGCAGTACAAAACTACTGTGAGACTTCAGAGTCAACGTTTGTAAGTGATCTTCCTGTTTTTATTCAGGAGGCAGAAGAGCGTATATTAAAGAATGTACAGCTTCCTGTGTTTCGAAAGAACGTTACAGGAACTTCTTCAATAAACAATACTTATGTGTCTACGCCTACTGATTTTTTAGCGCCCTATAGTCTTGCTGTAGTTTCAGGGAATGTGTACACATATCTTTTGTTTAAGCATGTTTCTTTTATAAGAGATTACACTCCAAACCCTACGACTACTGGGCTTCCTAAATACTACGCTTTGTTTGACGATACAACGTTTATTGTTGCGCCAACTCCAGATCAAAGTTACGAGTTTGAACTTCACTATAAGTATAGACCTGCCTCTTTAACGGCTGGGGCTGAATCAGGAACAACATGGCTATCAACAAACGCTCCAGATGCAATGCTTTATGGAACTTTGATTGAAGCAGCCACTTTTTTGAAAGTACCTCAAGAAGTTGGACAATATGAGCAAAGGTTTCAAATGGCTTTAGAAGGCTTGCAAAAGCTTGGAGCTGGATACGGTTCTAGAGATGAATATAGATATGACATTGCAAGGGGATAACATTGTTTAGCGTAGAAGTTTCAGCGACTCCAGGTTCTGTAAATGTTCAAACGACAGAAGGTCGCGGAATGAACTCAGAAGAGATTGCAGCAAATGCAGTCGCTAAAATAATTAGTATCAGTGATACCGCTGATCCAATTATTAAAGCTCAAGCAGAAGCTTTTAGAGAGCGCATGTATTGGGTTATTGTCGCTGCATGCGATCAATCTATAAAAAGTGACAGAACTACGTTGTTTAACTTATTTAAAACAAACGGCCATGACGATATGGCTGAAATATTGAGGACTTTATAATGGCTATTGATCAGGCAATGTGTACGTCTTTTAAGCAAGAAATTTTGCAAGGTATTCATAACTTTACTAGCGGTTCTGGCGGTGGGACAACGACCACAACTGGTTCTGGCAATACTTTTAAAATTGCTCTTTATACTTCTAGCGCAAGTTTAGGCGCGGGAACAACTGCTTATACCACAAGTAATGAAGTTTCTGGAACGGGATACACGGCAGCGGGAAATACATTAACTAATGTTACCCCTACTACATCTTCGACTACTGCCCTTACAGACTTTGCAGACACAACGTGGTCAAGCAGCACCATTACGGCAAGAGGAGCATTAATTTATAACTCCTCAACAACTGCCGGAACTGCTAATAGAGCAGTAGTTGTTCTTGACTTTGGTGCCGATAAAACTTCAACAAACGGAGATTTTACTATTCAGTTTCCTGCTGCTGGAGCAAGCACTGCAATTATAAGAATCGCATAGGAATAATATGTGGCCGATGTTACCGTTGCATTTGAAGGATGGAATAGCTCAACCCATGGCTGGGGCGAAGGCCCTTGGGGTGAAGGTGTTGCAGTACCTGGAGCAACAGGCGCAGTCGGTTCAGTTACAGTTTCCGCAGATGCAAACGTTACTGTCACGGGTATCGCTGCAACAGGTTCGGTTGGAGCCGTTACAGTTTCTGCTGATGCGAATACGTCAGTCACTGGCGTCTCCGCAACAGGGTCTGTTGGGTCGGTTACAGTATCGGCTGACGCAAATGTGGCAGTTACAGGTATTTCTGCGACCGGATCGGTCGGAAGTGTCACTGTTACAGCAGACTCAATCACAAATGTTACAGGTGTTTCTGCCACCGGAGCGGTTGGAAGCGTTACGGTATCGGCTAATGCAGATGTCACTGTATCAGGGATTGCCGGAACAGGATCAGTTGGAAGCGTTACGGTTACAGCCGACGCGAATATTATTCCAACAGGCGTTTCTGCGACAGGCTCAGTTGGCACGGCTACGGTTAGTGCAAATGCTACAGTTGATGCAACGGGATCTAGTGGGACAGGCTCCGTTGGAAGCGTTACAATCGAAGCAGATGCATTGGTTACGCCAACAGGAATCGCGGCCACAGGATCTGTCGGGACTGTTACCACAAGAACGGATAACGTTTTTCCGGTTACTGGCGTTTCTGCGACAGGCCAGGTCGGGACTGTTAGCTTTATTGGTAATGTCGTTGTTCAACCTTTTGGAGTTAGTGCTCAAGGTGAAACAGGGCAAGTTTTGGTCTGGGGTATTATCATTCCTGGACAAGATGCAAATTGGCAAGCGATTGATGAAAGTCAATCGCCAAATTGGCAAAATATTGATGAAAGTCAAACACCAAATTGGCAAGCAATTGATGAGAGTCAATCATCAAGCTGGCAAAATATTGACGAAAGCCAAACACCAAATTGGCAAGAGGTAGCATAAAATGGCAACGTATGTAAATGACCTTCGATTAAAAGAAATCGCAACAGGCGATGAATCAGGAACATGGGGAACTTCCACCAATACTAACCTTGAATTAATTGGCGAAGCGTTAGGTTACGGCACTCAGGAAGTATTTAGTTCAGACGCTGACGCAACAACTACGGTTGCGGATGGCGCATCCGACCCTGCTCGCGCAATGTATTTTAAGATAACTTCTGGAGTAAGTTTAACTGCAACAAGAACCTGTACGATTGCCCCTAATACTGTAAGCCGAGTGATGTTCATCGAGAACGCGACCACAGGTTCTCAGTCGATCACAATTTCTCAAGGCTCTGGAGCGAATGTCACGATTGCGGCAGGCAAGACCACCGTGGTTTATCTGGACGGCGCAGGCGCTACTGCTGCGGTAGTTGACGCGATGGCTGGGGTTGATCCCGGTGTGACTGATACGTTGGCTGAGGTGTTGGTTGCGGGTAACACGTCTGGCGGCACCAACATCGAACTCAGCACCACTGACAAAGTTCAGTTCCGCGATACGGCAATCTATATCAATTCAAGCGCAGACGGACAGCTTGATATTGTTGCGGATACTGAGGTTCAGATTGCTGCCACAACGATTGATGTTAATGGAACCCTTGCGTTTGATTCCTTAAAAGGCACTGACACAACTACGGTTACTACTATTAAAGACGAAGACGATATGTCTTCTGATAGCGCCACCGCTCTGGCTACACAGCAAAGCATTAAAGCCTACGTCGATAGCCAAGTCGGATCGTTTGACACGCTTGCTGAAGTTTTAGCTCAAGGAAACACCACTGGCGGCACAGATATAGCGGTTAGTACGGGCGACGACATTACGTTTGCAGACAACAGCAAAGCCATCTTCGGTGCTGGCTCTGACCTAGAGATTTATCATGATGGGTCTGGCTCTTATGTATCAGACCAAGGCACTGGCCCATTAAAGCTTTTGTCCAATGGATTACAAGTTAAAAATGCCGCTGATGACGAAAACATAATTGTCGCCAACCAAAATGGCGCAGTAACTCTTTATCACGACAACGCCGCCAAACTAGCCACCACCGCCACAGGCATCGACGTAACGGGTACTGTTACTACAGGGGATATTTATGTAGGCGCAGGCTCTGCAACATCGCCTTCAGTACAAATGAACGACACTAACTCAGGGTTGTTTGCTCCTGCTGGTAACACTATTGCGTTTTCTACGGCAGGTGGTGAAAGAGTAAGAATAGACTCAAGCGGAAATGTCGGTATTGGTACGGCTTCGCCTTCAAGCTACTACGCTACTACTTTAGTTGTTGACGCTCCAGACGAAGATGGAATTACTGTAGTCTCTCCCACTACAGGCCGAGGTTATTTAGCTTTTGCAGACGGGACATCAGGTAGCAGTCAATACCGAGGTTACTTTGGTTATGACCACGCAAACGATAGCTTGCAAATTGCTACCGCTGGCGCAGAAGCCATGCGCATCGATGCTTCAGGCAACGTGGGGATTGGGACGAGTTCGCCTGTTACACTTCTGCATGTTGCGGGTGGAAGCTCAGGGACTAATCAAACACTTTTTAGAACGTCATCAGGTGGCGGTGGTGGTTTGCAAATAGTATGTTCTGATTTGAGCGTCGCAAATCCAACATGGCAGTTAAACACTTTCTTTGGCGAACAATTAGCTTTTGGTGACGGCACGAGCGAGCATGGTAGGTGGGACGCATCAGGGAACCTCTTGGTGGGTAAAACGTCTACTGGCGTAGCAACTGCTGGTATAGAGCTGAACGGCGCGAACGATCTATTAAGAATTGCCAGAGATGGCGGGGTGTTACAAGAGTTAAATCGCATCACAAGCGATGGCGACCTCATAGACTTCCGCAAAGACAACACCACAGTCGGTAGTATTGGTGTTGCTTCTAGTCGAGTTTACATAGGTACAGATGATACAGGCTTAAGATTTACTAATGATGAAATTACGCCGTTTAACCCAAGTGTTTCTGCTGATAGAAATGGGACTGTTGACTTAGGCGGTTCCTCAACTCGCTTCAAAGACCTTTACCTGTCAGGCGGGGCATACCTAGGCGGTACGGCAGCAGCCAATAAGCTAGACGACTACGAAGAAGGGGTTTTCAGCGGTACTGTTGATGGCACAACTTATTCGGGTGAGTACACAAAGGTAGGGAATCTTGTAACGATTTCTTGTTATTACGATTGTTCTGCTGCAACAAACAATAGAATTGCAATAGTTCCATTTGCATGCTCTGGAGTTGTGTCAACTCAAAACTCAGGGGCAGACATAACTTTTTCTATAAGCGCAACTCATCCTGAAGGCACTTCTGCATGCGTGTTTGGTACAACAGCTAACGTATACGCTTATTCTTACGCTGGAGCTACTTTAGCAACACCATCGACAGGCAATGGAAGTTTCCAATTTACTTACTACACAAC